CGCAAGATCTGGGCATCGCTCGCCGGATACTGACACCCTCCCGCATCCCCACCGCGCCCGCTGGCCCTTAACCGGGTCGGCGGGCGCTTTTTTATTTGTCGTAAGCGTACTCGCCAAATGCGAGCTTTGCGGCACCCTTATAAGCTGCCGCTGCTTCCTCCTTCGTGGCGTAGGACCCAAGGAAGACCGATCGCCCGTCTTTAGGCGTGATAAACGCTCTGAAGCGCAAGCCGCTTCTGCTGACCGCCACTCCCTTCACGCCGAGCTTGTTGCGGCGGGTGACCGCTTGGTTGGCATTATTTTGGGTGCCGGTCGCGAGCCGGATGTTTGCACGCCTATTGTTCAGCCCATCGCCATCCACGTGATCAACACTTAGCTCTGTCGGGGCTTGTAGAAGCTCCCTATGCATTAGGAAGCACTTTCCTCGCACAAAGCGCACCGCGTAGGCATGGCCAGTTTGTGAGTTGACGAGTGCGACCCAGCGATAGCCGGCGATGAGTGGGATATCTGCCGCGTCGATCGAGCACTCCAGGCCGCGCGTGAGGGTGACGGTACCGGTGGTTGTCGTGGCCGAGGGCGGCGGCGATGCCCACGACGGTGGCCGGGTCGATGTCCTCGACCCGCCACGTCACGTATGGCCGGTGGGCGGCGATGGCTTCGCCCCAGGTGGCGACGATGCGCAGGGCGTCGGCGACGGGGTCGCCTGTCGGGGGCCCGGCGAGGCGTTCACGTTCGGTGGCCCATGCGCCGTGCTCGGGGGTGGCGACGAGGCTCGACACGATGGCGAGCGGGTCGCGGTGTTGGGCGAGCACGAGCGGCGGCAGGTCGTCGCGGCCGACGGCGAGCCAGGAGGCGTCGACGGGCACGGGGCGGCGGCGTTCGGGGTCGGGGGTCCAGTGCTCCTCGTGGCCGCAGTCGATGCCGACGGCCTGGAGGAGTGCGGCTATGTAGCCGGTGCCGGAGCGGCCGACGCCGACGATCACGGCGCCCGGGTTCATGCCGGGGTGAGCACGGCGTCAGGCAGCCACGGCGGCGGCGTGACGGGCATCATGCGCACCACCTTGTAGGTGTGCACCATGTTCGGGCGCTCGGGGTCGGCGTGGCGCTGGCCGTTGGCGTGCTCGCACGTCGTGCAGATGTGCTCAACGAGGACGCCGCGCGGGCTGATCGTCAACGACCGCACGGTGGTGGCGTCCCACCCGGCGGCGTCGATCCACTCACGCATCGCCCGCGCCTTGTCGGGGTCGGTGCGCCACATGCGCTGGATGTCGTCGGGGCTGATGTGCACGCGGACGGCCACGGCGGGCCTCCCTTCGGGGTTGTTCGGGACCCCGACCGTCCCCGACCCCCGCGCCCGCCCAGGGATGCAGTCGGCGCTACGGGGCCAGTTCGATGGTCGGCGGCGTGGCGTCGACCTCGGGCAGCGTGACCCCCAACCACTCGGCGGCCAAGCTCTCGGCGCCGGTTGCGTCGGCGATGTCCTTGGCGGTCGCACCGTCCTCGGCGTGGATCCGGGCCACCTCCTCGGCGGCGTCCACGATCGGGAACCCGGCCGCGATCAGCAGTTGCACCGCCGTGAGCGTCGAGATGGCGCCGGCGCCGAGCGCCGCGGTCACCACGTCGACCGCACCGGCCTTGTCGCCGGGGAGCGCCGTGCCGAACACGAGGCGGGGCTCGCCGATCGGCCCCCGCTCGACGGCGCCGGCGATCATGGCGAGCTTCACGGCGAAGCGGCAGAGCAGGCGGTACTTGGGCTCGCGGGGCAGGCGCATGGTGGCGATCAGTTGCGCGTACGGGGCCAACTTGAGCGCCAGGTGCACGCCCGACTCGGCCTCGGCGTTGGCACGCCCGACGACCTCGCCGGGGACGCCCGCGGACTGCCACAGGCGATCGGCGAGGCGGTCGCCGTGCACCATGAGCGTGGTCAACCCGGCGGACAGGTCGAGCACGTCCATGCGCCCGTTGGCGCCGACGCCGATCATGCGCCCAGGCATCACCTGGGAGTCGGCCGGCACGCTGGCACCGCTCACCACGACGGTCGGGTCGCCGAGGTAGGAGGCGGCCGACATCACGTCGACGTCGGAGAACGCCAGGTCGTCGAGCACCTGGGCGACGTTGTCGATCGCCGAGGTCCCGAAGTGGGTCTTGCCCGCCGGGGTGTTCGGGACGTGGATCACAGGGATGAAATCGCAGCGCAGGTCCGTGGTCGGCGTGTTCCACCACATGGCCTCGCCGAAGTCCAGGGCGTCGGGGTCGCCCTTCTCGACGCGGGCCTTGTCCCACACGCCGTCGGAGAACAGGCACGTCACGTCGGTGGGGGCGTCGCCCTCGCCGTGCCACGGCATCACGCGGGTGATGGCCCCGTCGGTCATGGTCTCGTCGTCGGTGAGGGCGGGCCCGCCGTCGACCCACTCGGGGCCGACCTCGCCGTCGACGACGCGGTCGGCGCCGACGGGCACGAGGCGCCACGTCATGCGCCGGATCAGGGTGCGGGCGGTGCCGTCGATGGTGTCGACGTACTCCCACACGGCGTGGACCTCGGTGGGGAACTCGCCGCGGGCGTCGTCGTCGAGCACCGGGAAGTAGCTGTCGGGCTCGAACACGGACACGGCCGGCCAGTCGCCCGCCTGGGGCCACAGGACGATGATCCCATCGGCGAGGCCCACGGCGTCTGTCTCGGCTTCGTGCAGGTGCGCAGCGAGGTGCACGCGGTCGGCCCACTCGCGTAGCGCCGTCTGGAGCTCGCGGGCCCGGGGCTGGGCTTCGAGCGCCTGCTCCCACTCGTCGATGACGGCGACGGCGTCACGTTCCCACGCGGCGAGGCGCCCGGCGTAGATGCGCAGGGCGATGGCGTCGTCGGTGCCGGGGTCCTCGGGTCGTTCGGGCAGGGTGGGCCCGGCGAGCAGGTCGTCGTCGGCGCCGTCGACGGTGAGCGCCCAGCCTTCGCCGAGCACCGACGCGACGAGGCGGCGCACCAGGGTGGCGGCGTCGCCGTACTCCCGATAGGTGTCGGCGTCCTCGGCGGAGGGGAGCAGGAGGCGGGCGACGTTGCCGAGGTAGGCGGCACGCACGAGGTAGGCGGCGAGGCGCCGGCGGTCGCCAGGTCGCACCCACGACGGCGTGTAGGTGGCGGTGAGCGTGGGGTCGCCGTAGACGCCGATGATCTCCTTGTGCGCCAACGGCGCGTACTGGTCGACGATGATCGGCGGCGAGGCAGTCACCTGCCAAGGGTCCGGGGTGGCGGCCCGTGGTGGGGGATGCAGGGGCTAGCGACCCCGGCGGGCGGCATGGGCTCGGCCACCGTGAGGCACGGCCGTCGCCTCCGTCGACTCGGCCTCGGGCTCGTAGTAGGCGAGGAGCAGGGCGTCGGCGTTGTCGGTCGAGCGGCCCAGGCGCTTGCGAATGTCGTCCTTCGACTCGACCTGCACGCGCCCGTTCACCTCCCGGTACCGCGGCGCCGACAACTCGGCGAGCGTCTGATCGTCCACACCGTCGCCACCCTCGGGCCCGGCCAGGTTCCAGGCACGGTCCTGGCTCAACTCGCGGCCGACCTTCCACCAGATCCACGACCGCAGGTTCACGAACCGCGCCGAGTCCTCGCCCGGTGCGGCCTCGCTCACCACCACGGGCACGAAGTCGACGTCGGGGAACGTGCGCCGCAGGCCCGCCCCCAGGCCCCAGCCGACGCCGATCGCGTCGTACTTGACCCGGGTGGCGCCCGAGAGGCGCACGGCGTCCTCGACGAGCCCCAGCACGACCTCGGGGTCGGCGGACTGCACCGACCAGCGCCGGCCCACATGCGGACCACGACGCTCGTAGACGACCGTCTCGTCGCCCTGGTCGGAGCCGGCCACGTCCACGCCCAACACGACGGGCACCTGGAGCGCGCCGAGCTTGGCCCGGGTCTCGGCGGTGGTGCACGCCTTGAGCCACGACCACGGGACCACCCCGGTGCTCGCGTCCTTCGGGAACTGGCCGAGCGCCTTGGACACCCACAACGGGGAGCCCTCGCCGACGCGGCGGCGGTGGTTCTCGAGCCACTCGGCCGACGGCAGGCGGTGGCGCAGGTCGTCGGGCACGTCCTCGCCGGTGAAGTTCGGCGTGTCGTAGATGCTGATCGTGATGACCCACCAGCCCTGTGACGACATGCCCGACGTGCCATCCTCGGGGGCGCCCTCGCACATGGCGGCGAACTCGCTGGTTGGGTCGTCGGGGTTGCCGATGGCGAGCATGCGGGCGTCCGCGTTGGTGCCGAGCGTGGAGGCACCGGTCCACAGGCTGCGCGGGATGCCGCATGCCTCGTCCATGACGACGAGCAGGTAGCGCTCGTGGATGCCCTGGAACCCGTGGTCGTCGTGGTCGGCGGGCTTGCGACCGATGGCGACCAGTTGCTCGTCCACCTTCCACTGCGCGTCGAGCGTGACGCGCCCGGGGAGGTTGCCCTTGCGGTGCGTCTTCGTGATCTCCCGCCACAGGATCGCCTTGACCTGTTGGTCGGTCGGCGCGCTGGTCACGGCGAACGCCTCTCCAGGCGGGTGGGTGTCGGTCCAGTGCGCCACGATCTGCGCCGCGATCCACGACTTGCCGGGCCCGTGGCACGCCTTCACCGCCACCCGCGGGTACTGGTCGATGGCCTCGGCGATCTCGCGTTGCTTCGACCACAGGTGCCCGCCGATGCGGTCGCGCACCCACCCGGGCAGGTCGTGGCGGTAGCGGGCGTTCGGCGGGTCCAACAGGTCGGCGAGGCGGGCGGCGAAGCTCACGGGGCCACCTCGTCGGAGTCCACGTCGATGACGCCGTCGTCGAGGGCCCGCAGTTCGGCGGCCACGATCGGCATCACGGTGTTGAGGTCGACGCCGGCCTTGGTGAGCGCGGCGACGAGCACCTGCTGCAAGAGGGCGGCCTGGCTCTCCTCGATGTCGGCACGGCGGCCCATGAACCCGAGCTTCACCATCTCGGCCAGCACGGTGCGGGACCGTTCCTGGGCGCGCTCGTTGAGCTTGACGAGGGGGTGCACGTCGAGGCCCTGGCCGGCGGGGATGACGATCCCGGCGTAGGGGTCGCCTTCGCCGTCGTCGCCGGTGCCGAGCGTGAACGTGACCGCGGCCTCTAGCTCGGCCTTGAGCGTGTCGGTCGCCTGCTCCCACGCGAGCATGCGCCCGGCGAGGCGCTCTAGCTCGCCTTGTGGGTCGGTGACGGGGACGGGTGAGCCCAACAGGTCGGCGACACGGCGGGCGGCCTCGCGTTCGGCGACGACGACCTCGGCCTTGGCCTGGGCGCGCGGGGCGCTGCCACCATGCTTGCGGCACACGTCGAGCCCGTCGACGGCCTTCTCTTTACACTGGCGCCACCCGATGGTGACCCGCTGCGCGTTGTTGACCTTGGCGTGCGCCTGACATCGGGGCGTGCCGGAGAACCGTTCGGCCTCGTGCACGGCGTGGCACTTGGGGCACACCTCGCCGGGCTTGAGCTTGATGCGGTGCCGGTTGCCCTTGTCGTCGGGGTCACGCTCGCGGGTCACGATGCCACCTCACCCCGGTCCCGGTCGGACCATGCGACCAAGCAGCGTCCGGCACGGATCTCAGCCTCGGTTGGCTCGGGCCACACACGCCCCATCGGGGGGTCCGATGTCCACGAGCCGTCGTCGTGGAACGTGAACGTCACCGAGCCCGTGTGCTCCGGGGGCGACAGGAACCACGACTCACTGCCGGGCACCTCGCCGTAGCGGATGATGCGCCGGGTCAGTGCGTCGTTGGTCGTGGCCGCCTCACGGCGAACGAGGTCGTCCACCGTGAGCGCCGGTATCCCGTGTCGTGCCCGCTCGGCGGCGATGCGCTCGCCCAGGTCGTCGAGCAGTGCGGCCATGGCGTCGGGGCCGTCGTGGCACGCCTTGATGGCGGCGCAGCGCGCCGCGGTGGTCGCGTCCATGCGGTCGAGGAACCGATCGCCGAGCCGCTGGTAGTAGGCGGTGCGGCGGGCGCGGCGCCACCTCATGCCCCGTACCCCCTGAGCACACCGTCGACGGCGGCGTCGATCTCGCCCTTGGCCTCCGGGTGGGCGGCGAGGAGCGCACCGACCCGCACGGCCAGGCGCGGGGCAGGCTTCCATCTCGTCGGCGGCACGACGGGCGCACCGTCGAGGCCGGGGGAGAGATCGCGGGCCTCCTGGTCGACGACGGCGGCCAGTTGCTTCGCCGACAGGCCCTCGGCCTCGGCCACGGCCAGGAGGCGGTCCTGGTTGCGCTCGGTGAGCCCCATGACGGCGGCGTGATGCGACCACGTCAAGGACGCCCGGCGGCGCTCAGGCGGGAACTCGGCGGCCAACGTGCCCGCCCTGGCCGCGGACGCCTGGTGCAGGTTCGACCAGACGTGTTCGGGGAGTTGGTCGCCGTCTCGTGCCCGGCGCAGCATCTCGACGACGAGGTCGCCGAGGACCCACGTCGATGCACCCCACCACCGGATCATGTGGTCCACGGCGGCGACGAGGTCGGCGACGGGGAGGGTGGTGAGGTCGCCGGCGATGCCGATGGCGGTGGCGTGCGCCGGGCCGACGGACATGGTCAGTTGGTCGCTCACGACGTGGCCTCCCGGGTGATGGTGACGGTGAGTTCGTCGCCGATGCGGTGGACGCCGATCGGCACGGAGTACCGGAACCGAGCGAACGGATCGTCCTCGTCGTACGGGTTCACCACGTCGGCGACTACCAGTTCGTGGGAGCCGTCGGCGGTGAGCTTCCGCACTAGGGCGGTGGTGGTGTAGGTGAACATGGTCTCCCCCTCGGGGTTGATGGTGGTGGTCATGCGGCGGTCTTCGTTCGGATCTTGGCGAGCGCCCCGTCGGGCATCACGGCGGTGAGCGAGCACGGCTGGCACCGGCATCCTCGGGCGTAGGTGACTCGGCGGCCGTGGGTCACGTTGTCGCCGTTCGTGTCCACCGCCCGCCCCCAGGCGCAGAGGGGGCAGCGCTTGCCGCTCACGAGTCGGCCTCGATGTCGAACAGGGAGCCTTCGTCGTCGTCGGGGTCGTCGCTACGCTCCGTAGTCGTTTCCGACCCCGGTGGGTGCTCGTTGGGGCCTGGATCGTTCTGCGCGTTCTGCGCGTTCTGCGCGTGGGTGCGCCCGGCCATATCTCCATGAAAAGAGAGAGAGAGATCACTTTTTATATGACTAGGCACTACCGGCACAGAACGCGCAGAAACTGTGGAGAACTCGGGGTGGAGCACGTACACGACCGAACGCTTGTTCCGCTGCGTCGCGACCGGTCCCCCGTCCTCCGTCCGGCACCACCCACGCTCGGTGAGCAAACCGAGCCCCGGGAGCACGTCGTCGGCCTTGCGGAACCGTGCCCGGTTGGCGGCGTAGAGGTCGCGGGCGGTGAACGAGGTCACGCCCTTGCGCGCCGCCCAGTCGAGGATCATGCGGGCGTCGGCGATGTCGGGGGAGGTGCCCCACATGTCGTGGACGTGGCCGGCGTGGGCGAGCCAGTACTCGCCGACGGCGATGGCCTGAGCGATCCCGGCCAGGTCGATCGCCTCGCCGGCGCCCTTGCCCCACGCCAGGTGGAGGAGGGCGGCGCAGCGGACGACGGACGACTCGAGCTTGCCGGTCCACTCGGCGAGGGGGCGCAGGTCGCCGTCGGGGCGCCGACGGTCCTCGAGGGCCTGGCGCCAGTCGGTGTAGTGCTGGGCGGCCTCGGGCGTCATCACGATCGTGGCCGGTGTCTCCCACGACAGGAGCCGCCGCCCCAGGGTCATAAGCTCCTGCTCGTAGCGCAGGGCGAGCACGTCGTCGGCCCCGGCCCGCAGGGAGAGGTCCCGGTTGCCGAGCACGTCGGGCGGCACCGCGTACATGAACCGGGCCGTGAGCCCGCGCCCGGCCAGTTCGGGGCGCTCGGCCAGCGCCGCGATGACGGAGGGCTGCACGGTGAGCACCATGGTGAGGAGTGCCTCGGATGCCTGGTTGCCTTCCCGGCCGATGCGGGCGGTGTCGATGCGGTCGCCGGACCACGCCTGGAGGTAGACGTCGAGGTTCGCCCGGTCGGAGTAGCGGCCGGCCATGAGGTCGAAGACGCCACCCTCGGTGGAGTGTACGGCCATGCGCCCGCCGTTGTCGGCGATGAGTTTGGCGAGAGCTTCGGGGGTGGCGTCGCCGACGGTGAACTTAGGCAGGCTGGTCGGCTTGTCCTGCGCTTCGATGAGGTCGCCGTTGAGCCGCTCGAGCTCGTCACGGTCGGGGCTGGGGGCCGAGCGCACCCGCTTGATCTCCGACTCGATGCTGTCGACGATGTCGCGGTTGGTCTGCACGGTGGCGCGCATCATGCGCTGGTGCTCGGCTTCGAGCAGGGTGATCGGCCCGCACATCGCCTTGTAGGCCGGGCTCTTGCCGGTGCTGGGCGGCATGGCGACGACGATGTAGACGTTGGCGTGTTCGACCCATCGGCCGTGGACCTTCACCTTGATGCGCCCGGCGGCGATGGTGGACAGGGCGCCGAGTGCGAGCATGGCGGGCAGGTCGACGGGGACCTGTAGGTCGTCGGCCACCTCGGCGGCGAAGTCGGCGATCCAGTCGGGCAGCACATGCACGGGGAACGGGGGGAGTTCGGCGGTGCCGCCGAGGGGGATGGGTGTCGGCCACGGGTCGTCGGGGCTGGGTGCCGCCGGCGCCTGGCCGTCGAGCACGATGGGGGAGTCGAGGTCGACGGGGCGGGTGTGCCAGCCGTCGGCACGCAGGGCCTTGGCGGCGGCGGAGTGGTCGCCGTGGTGGCGGGTGGCGGCGAGGTAGCCGAGCTTCGTATAGGTCTCCTCGGCGCGCAGTGATGGCACGCTCGAGGTGAAGACCTTAAGCACGTCGGACCCGCGGTACCCGACGGTGGCCGAGGTGCCTTCCCGCCGATCCTTGCCGGGCCTGGTCCAGTGCTCCTCGCTGTCGCGGTCGACGTGGTGGAGCGTCCACCCATCCGCGCCGAGCAGGTCGGCCCATGTGGTCTGTGCGGCCCATAGGTCGCCGGGCCGGTCGCCGACGGGCGTGGTGCCCGTGGGTGCGGCGAGCGGGCGGGCGGGTGCTTCGGGGGTGAGTAGGCGTAGGAGCCAGCCGGGGGCCTGGGCGACGTGGTCGGGGGCGCTGGCCTCAACCTCGTACGGCGTGCCGTTGGGGTGGATCGTGGGCGGTGCGAGCACCTGTCCGCCGTCGCCTCGCACGTCGAGCCCGGGCCCGAGCACGCCCGAGGCCGAGTTGCGCACGTCGACGCCGTCGGGCCAGGCGAAGTAGATGTGCCTGCCGCCTGACCCGGTGATGACCTCGTAGGTGTCGGGGAGCTCGCCGTAGGTGTCGATCAGTTCGGTGAGCGTGTCGTCGCCTGCCTTGCCGTCGGCGACGTCGACGTCGAGGACCCACACGCCCGAGGCGGGGCCGGTGACGATGCCGATGCCGTCGTCGGGGCTGGTCGTCCACCAGTGGCGGATCCGGGCCTCGTCGGTGGTGCCGGCGGTCTGCCACGCGGGGATGGCGGGGTGCTTGCGCCCACGGGGGATGGGGATCACGCGCCAGCCGCGCCGGGCGTAGGCGAGGGCGTGGTCGAGGGTGGTGTCGCTGGTTGGTCCGTTGTCCTCGGCGTGGCTCACGCGAGGACCGCCCGGTCGGTGTCGGTGAGGGTGACGTCGGCGCGGCGCCGGGCTTCGGCCATGCGGTGGGCGCCGGCGTGGCACTGGGTGAAGTCGAGGTAGGGGCCGGGCCCGCCGAGGGGTTGGCCGTGGTGTTCGACGGGTGCCCCGCACAGGGCGCAGGTTCGGCCGGTGTGCGCCACGTAGTC